ATTCCATGTGAACTACAAGATCATCCAGAACTTCAAATACACATGATGGACCACGGATCAGAATGGGCAAAAAAAGGTAATATTGAAATTGGCGGTCAATTATTATGTAAAATGCCTGCGGAAAAAGCGAAAGCTAGAGATAAGCACTTTGAAGAACTTGCTAAATCTCAATTAGATTCCGTAGACAATGTTTACTTTAAAGATCAAGATAATCGAATGGCGACCAAACAAGTGTTTGAACGCAAATCGAGAACTTCTTTTGGCAAAGATTCTTAGGAATCTTTAATAATTAATTAAATTTTAAGGAGACAATTATGTCAACAACAGCAGCTCCATACGGAGCTAGACCTATTGGTACAGTCGTTGGAAGTCCTTATCAAGGTAAAGTAACACATTACAAAATTAAAAATGCGTATGCTACAAGCATATTCTATGGAGATTTTATAAAATGGGGTGACGATAATCCTAATACTACTGTCCAAAAAGACACTGGTACTACGGCTTGTACACCTATTGGTGTTTTCCTTGGTTGTGCTTATACTGATCCTACTACAGGTCAATTCACACCAAATCAATATTTCCCAGCTTCAATCGCTGCGGATGATATTGTAGCGTATGTTGCTACCGATCCTTTTGTAATAATGCAAATGCAAGGCGATGAAACTCTAGGTCAAGACGACTTAGGTAAAAATTTCGCAGTCGTGCAAACAGCAGGAACTACAACTATTGGTAACAGCAAAAACTCAGTAGACGGGAGTACAGCAGCAACTACCGCCACACTACCACTAAAGCTCATCGACTTTGTTGATGGACCTGATAGTGCAGTTGGCGATACTTACACTGATGTACTAGTTATGTTTAACGTAGGGCATCAAATGCTCAACACAACAGGTATTGGTTAAGGAGTAAATTATGGCAGCTATATCAAGAGCAAATGAGCTAAAACAACTCTTACCAGGACTTAATGCCCTGTTTGGAGAAGAATACGCTAATTACGAAAACGAGCATGAAGAAATTTATGTTTCAGAAAATTCCGAAAGATCATTTGAGGAAGAACTGAAACTATCTGGCTTCGGTGCAGCACCAGTAAAAGATGAAGGATCGACTATCAGTTATGATACCGCTCAAGAATCTTTTGTGGCTCGTTACACACACGAAACAATAGCTATGGGCTATTCAATCACAGAAGAAGCAATGGAGGATAACCTCTACGTTTCTCTCTCTGGTAGATATACCAAAGCGTTAGCTCGTGCAATGTCTTACACAAAACAAGTTAAAGGAGCGTACCCACTTAATAATGGGTTTAGCACTACTTTTTCTTCAGGTGATGGTGTCGCTTTATTTAGCACAGCTCACCCACTTGTAAGTGGTGGAACTAACAGCAATAGACCTTCTGCAGGTGCTGACTTGAATGAAACATCTCTAGAAGATGCAATCATTCAAATCGGAAAATACACCGATGAAAGAGGTCTTAAAATTGCAGCTAGAGCAAGAAAACTAATAGTACCATCTGATCTTCAGTTTGTTGCTACTAGATTATTGCAAAGTGACTACAAAGTTGGTTCTGCTGACAATGATGTCAATGCGATCAAAACTAATGGAGTGATTCCAGAAGGTTATTCAGTTAATCATTATTTAACTGATACTAATGCTTTCTTTATCACTACTGATGTACCTGATGGCATGAAACATTTCGTCAGAAGTCCTATGACAACTGCAATGGATGGTGACTTTGAAACTGGTAATGTTAGATACAAAGCTAGAGAAAGATATTCCTTTGGAGTATCTGATCCGCTAGGTATCTATGGATCACCAGGTAGTTCGTAAGAACTTAAATGGAAGGGGTGACTATGTTGCCCCTTTTTTTTCTAGGGATTTTATTAATTTCTATCGACTGCCCTAGCAGACTTTGCCAAGACGATAGATTAATTAAGGAGACTTAATAATGGCTAATACAACTTTTAATGGACCAGTAAGGTCCGAAAATGGTTTTGAACAAATTTCAATAGCTTCTTCAACAGGTACAGTAACCACAAATTTTGATATTGATTCAAGTGGTAACATTACTGATGTAGGATCAATTACATCTGATGGTGCTATTTCTACTACAAGCACTATTGTAGGTAGAAAAGTAATTGATACAACTTTTAATGCAGCAGGAGCAGCATCAGATACTTTAACAGCAGCTCAGTCAGGAACTTTGTTTTTGATTAATGGTGCAGCAGCTAATGTAATTACTTTACCTGCTCTGTCTACAGGGAATGTAGGCGTAACGTATGACTTTCAACTTACAGTAGCTGTTGGCGGAAGCGTAACAACTACATTTGTACTACCAGGTAGTGCAGTATCTAATTTCCAAGGCATGTTGTCACTTGTAGCAGGAACAGCAGCTAACGCAGTAAGTGATGTAGCGGGAGATACTTTAACATTAGTAGCAGCAACAGTTCTAAATGCTAGAGTTTCTATGACATGCGTTGTGGATGATGGAACTAACTCAACTTGGATAGCAACTGCTCTGTCAACTCCAATAGCTACAATAGCTTAATAGGAGTAAATTATGTCAGGAAGATCAGATGTTAAAGCAGTAACAATAACTGCTGATACAGTAGCCTTAGATGCCGATGGAATCTCAGTAGCAGCAGCAGTTGGTGATAGTGCAGCCCTAGTAATAGGTGGTGCGTTAGCTAGTGGTGGTTCTGTTACACTCAGTCACGGAAGGATAGTAACTATTCTTTCTGCTGGGAATGATTCTGGCATATCGTTTACTGTAGTTGGTACAGATGTTGATGGAGATTCCCAAACAGAGTCGATTACAGGTGCTAATGCAGGAACAGCTACTGGAGCTGTCTACTTTTTAACTATTGCTTCAATAACTGCTGTGGGCGACCCAGCAGGTAATGTTAGTGCAGGAGTTAATGCTTCAGCAGCAGATGTTATATTTGCTGGCAGAGCAAGGTTAAAAGGTATTTATTTAACAAGTACAGCAACAGCAGGAACAACTAATTTTTTAGAAAACTCTCCAACAGGAACAAGTCTTTTTAAATTAAGTTCAGTTGCTAGTGCTACTGCGACACGAGATGTAGTAATACCAGATGAAGGTGTAGTATTTATTGATGGAATTTATATTCAATATACTGTATCAACATTTTTAACAATGACAGTCTTTCACGCTTAGGAGCAATTATGGCTAAACAATATGTAATTTCGGAAACTGGTGAATTTCCAGCACAATATAAAGTTCTTAAATTAGACGAAGATGGGATATATAGACCTGTATTTGGTCCAGACCCTGATTTAGAAGACGCAGAACGTAAATGTGGTGAAATGAATGGTGATAGATCAAGAAACGATAAAGGACAACTTATCGGTGATGACTTGTCTACACCAGATGTTAATGAAGCTTATGTTGGAGGTAAAAAACCAACTAAGAAGAAAGCACCAGCTAAGAAAACAACTAAGAAAACTACTTCTAAGAAGAAGTAATAATGACTATATTTATAATACTTTGGTAAAACGAAGTATTATAGATATTAATTTTAAATAATGGAGGGCAACATGCCAAAGAAAGAATCGGGAATGTGGAGAAATAAGAATGCTCCTATGAGTAAAAATTATCGCCAAGGCGGTAGTACCTATATGGGTGGTGGAATGACACCAGCAGAAAAAGCTTCTATTATGAGAGGCGGTAAATTATCTGGAATTGCAGAAATACAAGAAGGTCTAGGACAAGTAAGACCTGGAATGAAAAAAGGAGGAACTTTTAGAGACTATAAAGTTTCTGCTGTTGATGGAAAACCTAAACGTATTACTAGAAAAACACCACAAGAATCTAAGGTTCGTAAAAAACCTGGAATGTTTGGTGGTGGTATGTCATCAAGGAAGAATATGACAAAAAGTGAAAGGCTAAAATATCAAAAAGATGGGATTCCTCTTCAAACATTAGGAAAACCATATGAAGGTAAGGTTCGTAAAAAACCTGGAATGGCTAAAGGTGGAAAAACTAAATAATTAATAAATAAATATTATTTATGTCTAGAAGTTTAAAAGATTCCAGACTTAAAAATGCTGGTGTAAGTGGTTATAATAAACCTAAACGTACACCTAATCATCCTAAAAAGTCACATGTAGTTGTTGCCAAAGAAGGTAGCAAGACTAAAACTATACGTTTTGGAGAACAAGGTGCATCTACAGCAGGTAAACCTAAAGCAGGTGAATCAGCTAAAATGAAAGCAAAACGTAAATCTTTTAAAGCTAGACATGGTAGAAATATTAAAAAAGGTAAAATGTCAGCAGCTTACTGGGCAGATAAAGTAAAATGGTAATAACATCAACATATTGGATAGCAATGACTGGAACAGATTTAAATAAAAAATTTAAAACTAAAAAAGTAAAAACAACTAAATCTGGTATTACTATAACTAGAATTAAAAAGGAAAAATAATGGCTACAAGTGGAACTACTACATTTAACTTAGACATAAGCGATATTATGGAAGAAGCTTATGATCTTTGTGGATTAGAGTTGCGTTCAGGATATAGTTATCGTGGTGCAAAAAGAGCATTAAATTTAGTTTTTTTAGAATGGCAAAATAAAGGATTAAATCTTTGGACAATAGAACAAGGAAGTGCAACTTTAACAGCAGGAACAAGTAGTTATACTATAGATGCTAGTGCTTTAGATGTTGTTGATGTTTTTATTAGAACTAATGTTGGTAATACTTCTAATCAATTTGATCAAAGATTAAATCGTATATCAAGAACCGAATACAATCATCAATCAAATAAATTAACACAATCAAAACCTACACAGTTTTATGTAGATAAAGATAATGATTCTGTAAAAATAATTTTATGGTCAACTCCTGATTCTCAAGAAACATATACATTAATATATGACTATGTAAAAAAAATAGAAGATGTGGGTATTGTGGCTAGTAATGAAGCTGACGTTCCTACAAGATATCTTCCATGTCTAACTTATGCCTTAGCCTACAATATAGCTTGTAAATCACCAGAAGCTCAACAAAGAGTTCCTATGATACGACAACGCTACATGGAATTATGGGAAGAAGTAAGTGAAGCAGACAGAGAAAAAGCATCCATAAGATTTGTTCCTGATTTAACAATGAGTGGTTATTAATGGCATATGCAAGAGCGAGTAAAGCTCTAGGGCAATGTGATCGTTGTGCGTTTAGTTATAAGTTGAACGAATTACAATATGAAATATACGATGGTGTAAGAAATGGGTTGCGTGTTTGCAGAGAATGTTTAGATGAAGACCAGCCTCAATTAAAACTAGGTGAATTAAATGTGGTTGATCCACAAAATTTATATAATCCTAGAATAGATACAGGAGAAAAAGACTCAACTAGTTATTATTCATTTGATCCTATTGGAGGTGGAGTAACAGAATTTGGTTCTTCAACAATGGGTTTAGATATTAAAGGTGAAATTGGTAAACTAACAGTGAGTACAGAATGAGTTGGACATTTACAACATTAAAATCAGCTATAGAAGATTATACGCAAAATACTGAAACATCATTTGTTTCTAATTTACCTACTTTTATTGTTCAAGCAGAAGACAGAATAATAAAATCTGTTGAGTTACCTAATTTTAGAAAAAATGTTACTGGAACATTTACTGCTAGTAATCAATATTTATCAACTCCTAGCGACTATTTATACCCTTATTCCTTGGCTGTGTTAGATGATGATAGTAATTATAGTTATCTTTTAAATACTGATGTAAGTTTTATGAGAGAAGCTTATCCTCTTGTTTCTACTACAGGTACACCAAAACATTATGCACAATTTGATGACACTACTTTTATAGTTGGTCCTACACCAAACTCAAATTTTACAACAGAATTACATTATTTTTATATACCTCAATCTATTACTGAATCTTCTGATGGAACAACTTGGCTAGGAACAAATGCTTCAGAAGTATTGCTTTATGCTAGCTTATTAGAAGCGTATACTTTTATGAAAGGTGAACCTGACTTAATGATGAATTATGAAAAAAGATTTCAAGAAGCTTTACAAAGATTAACATTAGAATCAGATGGTTATAATCGTAAAGACGCATATAGGGATGGGCAAAGAAAAATAAATGTCTAATGACCCTATTAAAGAACTAGAAGGCAAAAATATTGCAATAGTTGCTATGGGTCAAAGTCAATTAGATTTTCATCTTTCTCAAACACACAGCGTAAAATTTGATGAAATTTGGGCTATAAACGCAATGATTGGAGTTTTGCCTAATATTGATAGGGCTTTTATTTTAGACCCAATGAGTAGATTTTTAGATACAGAAAATGCAGGCTCAATGACATCTATGATGAAAAAAACTTTGCCTGAATGTAAATTTCCTATTTATACATGCGAGTTAGATAATAGAGTTCCTTCTGCAATAGAATATCCAATAGAGTCTGTTGTAAATAGCACAGGTTGTTCATATTTTAACAATACTATTCCTTATGCAATAGCTTTTGCTTTGTGGAATAAAGTTAACAAACTATGTATTTTTGGAGTTGATTATACATATAAAACAAATATGCACTTTGCAGAATCAGGAAGAGGATGTGTAGAGTTTTGGTTATCTAAATGTATTGATGCAAGTATTCAAATAGAAATAGCTCCACGTTCAAGTTTATTAGATACAGATATAGATTTTAAAGAAAAACTATACGGCTATCACAGATTAAATGATCCAAAAATTACATACCAAAATGGTTCTGGGATAAAAGTTTGTAACCTTTCTGAAATGCAGTTACAAGAAGAATCTAAACCTGTTGGCATAATAGGAAGAAAAGATTTAAACTTATCTGAACCAGTTGAACCAAAAAAATATTAATGGAAACAGAAGAATTTAAAATTTCTATAGGAGACTTAGGGGTGCAGACGACTTCTAATAGAGGTCATACTGCAGAAGAAGTAGCTGAAATGGCTACTAATAAATTAATTTCTATAAGTGATACTGCTCCTATAGAAATAAAATCACAAGCTCATGCTTTCAGAGCAAGAACTAAAATGGTTGTTGCACATTACATACAAGAAGGAATAAAAAACCATACTTGTACTATATGCAACGAATTAGAAAAACAAGGTCATAAAGACCTAGCAAATATAATAAGGAGACTTTAATGGCGATAACACAAGCAATGGCAACGAGTTTTAAAAAAGAACTTTTAGAAGCTAAACATAACTTTTTACTTTCTGGAGGTAATGATTTTAAATTAGCTTTGTATACTTCAAGTGCAACTATGTCAGCAGCAACAACTGCTTATACGACTACTAATGAAGCAAGTGGAACAAACTACACTGCAAAAGGCTCTAGTTTAACTAGAGTTAATCCAGCTACTTCAGGAACAACTGCATTTACAGATTTTGCTGATTTAACATTTGGAACGGCAACTATAACTGCTAGGGGCTGTATGATCTTTAATGACACCGCTTCAGGTGATCCAGCAGTAGCTGTATTTGACTTTGGTGGAGATAAAACATCAACAGCAGGTTCATTTACTATTACGTTTCCAACTGCTGACGCATCAAACGCTGTTATTAGAATAGCATAGGAGTTTAAGTGGCAACTGGTTGGGGTCGCAGTACATGGGGTGATGGACCTTTCGGTGCAACCGCAGTATCTGTTGCTGTCACAGGATTAGCTGGAACAGCAGCATTAGGAACTGAAACTGTAACTGGTGACTGTAATTTAACAGAAACAGGTTTAGCAGGAACAGGTGCAGTTGGTACTATAATAGCTGCTGGATTTGCAATAACTGGTGTTTCAGGTAGTGCATCTACTGTAGCTTTAGGTGATGAAACAGTAACTTGTGATGCAAATGTGTACCCTACAAACGTAGTTGGTACAACAGCATTAGGAACTTTAGGATTAGTAACCAATAATATTATTTCAATTACTGGTTTAGCTGGAACATCTGCATTAGGTACAGAAACAGTACAAGCAGATTCAAATACTTTATTAGAAAATGTTTCAGCTACAGGACAAATAACAAATTTATTAGTTTGGAGTTTAATAGATGATTCACAAACACCTAATTATTCAACGATTTCTACAACACAATCTCCTAACTGGAGTGAAGTTGCTTAATAATATATAATTTTTACACGAGGAAAATAAATGGCTAGTACATATGTAAACAACCTAAGACTCAACGAAATGGCTACTGGTGACGGTAGTGGAACGTGGGGCACAACAACAAATACGAATTTAGAATTAATCGGGCAAGCTTTAGGCTATGGCACCAGAGCCATCGCTAACGCGTCAACCGATAACATCACTATTGCAGACGGAGCTTCCGATTCCGACAGAGCAATGTACCTTAAACTTACTGGCGGTGGTCAAGCATGTACTGTAAGTCTATTACCAAACACCGCATCCAAAGTATGGATGTTGGAAAACGCCACTTCATACACACTAACTTTTACGCAAGGTAGTGGGGCTAACGTAGCAATACTGGCTGGGGAAACAAAAATTATAGCCACTGACGGAGCTGGCTCTGGTGCTGTAGTTTATGACGTATTAACCGATACAAACTTAGCAGGAACAACTAAAGTTGATGACCTTACAGTTGGCGATGATTTAGTGGTAGGCGGAGATATAGACTTAGAGGGTGCTATTGATGTTAATGGAACAGCTAACCTAGATGTCGTAGACATTGATGGTGCTGTAAATATGGCAACTACTGCCCTTGTTACTGGCGTTCTTACTACAACAGCAGCTACAGTTTTTAATGGTGGGTTTGCTAGTAATGCTGACTCCACTATGGGTACTGATAAAAAAGTACAATTTCGTGATGCTGCAATTTATATAAATTCTAGTGCTGATGGGCAACTTGATCTTGTTGCAGATACAGAAATTCAGATAGCCGCAACTACTATTGACATTAACGGAGCAATCAACGCTAGTGGCGAAATTATTGCAGCTTCGTTAGATATTTCAGGCAACGCAGACATTGATGGTGTTTTAGAAACAGACAATTTAACAGTCGGTGGAGCACAAGGAACTGATGGACAAGTTTTAACTTCAACAGGAAGTGGTGTAGGTTGGGAAGATGCAGCTGGTGGAGTAACATTCAAACAAGCTGGAACTAACTTTGCTAATTCTCTAATGGTTGGTGATGACAGCACAGGAACATTAAGTTCCGCATCAGCAAATACTGCTGTAGGAATAGATGTTTTTGCAGCCTTAACATCTGGTGATAATAACACAGCAATCGGTTTTTCTGGTTTAAAAGCAACTACTTCGGGAACAGGTAATACTGCTGTAGGCAAAGATGCTTTAGTTGCTAACACGACAGCAGACAACAATACAGCCATTGGTTTACAAGCTGCTGATGCCAACACAACAGGAGCTAATTTAGTAGCGATTGGTGCGGGTGCATTAAGTGCTAACACGACAGCAGACGATAACGTGGGAGTGGGTAAAAATGCTTTAACTCTTACAACAGAAGGGTCTTACAACGTAGGAGTCGGTACTAATGTGTTAGATGCCAACACGACTGGTGCTTCTAATACGGCTGTGGGTGGTGCTGCTCTTGGAGCAAACACCACAGCGTCAAACAACACAGCAGTGGGTAATAGTGCTTTAGCAGCAAATACTACAGGAACTGAGAACACCGCAGTTGGTAAAGGTGCTGCTGACGCTACTACAACTGGAAGCTACAACGTGGCAATGGGTAATGATGCTTTAGGAACAAGTACCACTGGAGCAGAATGTACGGCTCTTGGTTATAGAGCGTTGTTTGCGAACACATCGGGTGTAAAAAATGTTTCGGTGGGTTCTTCGTCTTTAGATGAGTGTACTACAGGAGATTTTAACACAGCCGTTGGTACTTCAGCTTTAACATCAGTTACAACATCAGACAGTAACACAGGAGTAGGCAACAGTGCAGGACAAGAAATTACCACGGGTGCTTCAAACACAGCAGTAGGTGCAAGTGCTTCACCTGCTCTCACCACAGGAGCAGAAAATACATGTTTAGGAGCAAGCACTGCGGAAGGACTTACTTCTGGGGGTAATAATATTTGTATAGGTTTAGGTGCAGGGAATTCTGGTAATCCTGGTGGCTTACTACAAACAACTGACAATCGAATAGTTTTGGGTAATGCGTCATCAGCAAATGCACATATACAGATTGATTGGACAGTAGCTTCTGATAAACGTGATAAAACAGACGTAACTCCACTAGACATGGGATTGGGTTTTATTAACAAACTAGAACCTGTCACTTATAAATGGGATAAACGTGTTAAATACGAAGAAGGAAATACTCCTGACGGAACGCACAAAGAAGATTGGTTAGACGTAGGTTTTTTAGCACAAGACGTTGAAGAACTAGAAGCAGAGTTTGGACACAAAATAAACGACAAAACTAATTTAA